ACACAATGAGCCACCTAGATCAAGCAGCAGCGCCGGCAACAGTAGACAAGACGCCAGAACAGCGTGAAGCTGAGCGCCAGCAGAAACTCCGAACAGAGAAGCTGGCTGGCTGGGCAGAGCAAGCCGCTGTATCGCAGCGACAGCTGGCGCTGTCACTCTTGCAGCTAGACCGAAGTATCATCGCGAGGAGAGCCTCCGGACTTACCCTGTGGATGCAGAAGCGTGGACGGCAAGGTTGAGTACGTGATGGTAACCAAATAGTCCGGTTACCTTCGTGATCTTGACGGTCCTCCCACCCATGCTATTCTGACATCAGTACAGAGGAGAACGAAAATGGAAACGATGACTTTAGAAGCAGCGAGCGCGGGGCAGGCAGCCGAAGACGCAAAGGGCGGTCTGGACTTCTCAGCGCAGCCGGATCCATCAGCCAAGAAGACACCGTTCGAGATGCTGACGAATGCTAATCCTCTTCAGTTTGTGATGTCAGTCTATTCCGGCAAGCCTGGATGCGCTTGCGGCTGCCGCGGGACGTATCGCTACAACGGCACAATGCTCGCAGAAGCGAGCGCCGACCGTGGCTATGCTGTGACTCCGGACGAAGTCAACCACACGCAGATCAAGAAGGTCGTGAAGATCCTCTTGGCGAACTGGTCCTTCGTTCAGGTTGAGGGAGCAGAGTTTGCTTATGCTGAGCTGGACGGTCGCTCATACTGCGCCTACTTCAAGAAGCAGGCGTAACACGAAGCTTGGTTACCAAGGTGATCTTGACGGATCCTAGCAATGGAGTATTCTTGGATCATGAACAACACAGCCAAATTCGGAAGTGACCTGTTGAAAGCGTACGGCGAGGCAATTGAAAGTCGCAGCGATACGCTTGCATATTTGACTGACGAAGACAAACTGGCAGCGGCAGCCGCCGCACTGAGCGAACTCAAACAATACGTTCGCAAGTATGACATCGAATTGAAACGCATCATCAAAGCACGCAAGGACGCGATGCCTGGGTTCCTGCGAGATGTCGAGGCGGGGCTGTGAGCATGCTGCGGACTTCGACAAGTGCCTAGCTGACTTGAGCAAATAACATGGCAGGAATCTACATCACGGTGGCGCTCTGCGCCGCAGTACTCGACATAATCTATCAGTGGCGGAGGTCTGTAAAGTGAGTGAGCCAACAGCAGCAGAGCTGGACAACTTCGAGCAGGAACTGATGATGGAAGAGCAAGACGAGCTGGCGATCGCGCTGCTCATTGACTCTGTGCCGTCTTCAGGGAAATGTGACCACGGGGTCTATATTGCAAAGGGCGACACCTTTGCTCACTACTGCACAGCATGCAATCCGGGCGTGGCGCGGATCATGCGCCCACCAATGCGCGTTGCTCTTGCGACCAAGCAAGAGCGCACACTCGACCTCGCCGAATTCTTTGAGCAGCCCCTCTCCGAGAGACTCTCGTTCGCAGCAACCATGGAGGACATGACATTATGAAGAAATTCCTGATGGCTAAACTCGTTGGTCTGGTGCTCGTCGGTCAAGTAGCGGCGCAAGTGAGCGGCAATGTGTATGAGCTGGCTCATGCTATCGCGTGGACTGAAGGCTTCTATACCAAGGGGACAATCCCCAACCGGACACACAATCCGGGCGACATTCGTGCAGTGAGCGCTCACCAGTTCCCCGGGCAGGTGGGGATCAATTCCAAGCGCTATGCGATCTTCCGCAATGATGCCGCGGGCTTCGGAGCGCTCTATCATCAGCTTGAGAAAGTGGAAGCAGGCGAGTCGCGCTTCTACTCAGCAGACATCACGATGCGGCAGTTCTCGAAGACGTATGCGGAAGTCAACGATGTGTGGCTTCACAACGTCTGCAAGATGCTGAGCATTTCGCCCAGCATGACTCTGCGGCAGTACTTCAACAGCAACCGATCGCTGGTGCTCGCTGCTGACACTGCGCCGCTGGATCCGCCAACGACTTTTGAATTCACCCTAGGAGATGTGCAACCTTGAGAGAGAAACTGCTCCTGCTTCTGAACAACAGCCCAGCTACGGCTGGTCGCCCAGACGACTTTCTGGAAACGCTTGCCGACGACATTCAGGCAGTCATCATCCGCGCCATTCACCCAGCCAACACTGACGATGCTGTCTCTGCTCTTGAAGCTGAGATGGAAGAAGTGTACGGCTCGGACTTCGGCGTGCGGCTCTTCAATCTCTACACCACCGAGAACTTTCCGGGGAAGAAAGCCCCGATCTTGGCATTCTCTGCGCGAAAGCGCCTTGTCCGTGCTATGATCCAGACGTTACTCGTCGAGCAGTGCATTGACTACGACTGCGATGCTGATGACATCCCGGCGCTGTTCTCTGGCGCATCAGATGGGAACACAATCAAGCGGCGTCTGACCGAGTTGTCTTCTGCGCCGACCCCGGGAGCGCTTCCGAACTAATTGCTGGACAGCCGAACACAAACTGAAGTACACTGAGGACACTATGCCAGAGACTGCCGTAGCGGTTGCGCAAGAAGAGAACCTCGCGGATGGCGTTGCAGAGAAAGCAGAGCCTGAAGCCAAACCACAGATGACCCGCGAGCAGGCTGTTGAGTATGTGCTCGGGCATCAGATCAAGTCATTCGAGCAGAATGACATCAAGCAGCGCATCCAAATTGCGTTGCGCAAGGGCATCATCACTGAGAATCCCAGCATCGAGTACACGCTGGAAGAACTGAAGGCGCTCGTGCCGCTGCCGCATGACCGCTGGAACTACATCAAGATCGCCAAGACTTCTCAGGGCTTGCTCGCTGTGCCGAAGCAGCGCGGTCGGCGCAAGAAGCACATGACCAAACACCAACAGGACATCAAGTCCACTTCGCTTTCCATCTTCAAGCAACTCTTCGCTGCGAAGGCAGAGCGCCTGAAGGCTGTCTGCAAGACAGAGGAAATCGAGTATCTCGGTGTCCCTGACTCTGCTCTCCCTGAACTGGGGACGCAAGCTGCAATGCAGGCGCTCACAGCAGTGAAGGACAAAGCGAAGCGCAAGCGTGACAAAGCGCGGCGCAGACAGAAATACTCCCGTGCTGTCAATGCCGGCATCTTCGGCATGAACAACCCCGGGGAGCGCAACTTCGTGGAGCATGGAGGACAATACGGATTATGATTGCTTTCTTGAGTCGTGAAGAGCAGCATCAACACGAAAACGGCGGCGGCTGGGTTGCTAACACCGCTAAGGTCGAAGCAACAGCTTTTGTCGGATGCGACGCTTGGGTGTACGGCAACGCTCGGGTGTACGGCAACGCTCTGGTGTACGGCAACGCTCGGGTGTACGGCAACGCTCGGGTGTACGGCGACGCTTGGGTGTTCGGCAATGCTCTGGTGTTCGGCAATGCTCTGGTGTACGGCAATGCTCAGGTGTACGGCAACGCTCTGGTGTACGGCAACGCTCAAGTGTACGGCGACGCTCGGGTGTACGGCGACGCTTGGGAAATGTCGCCGCTTTACATACAAGGAACGGGACACGCACTTACGAACTGCGCCCGCGGCAAAATAGCGATTGGATGTCAAGTTCACTCCTTTTCTGAATGGAAGAAGAAATACGAGCAAATCGGGAAAGCGTTCGGTTACACGTCTGCACAGATCAAAGAGTACGGCAACCACATCGCTCACGCGATAAAGGTAGGTAAATGAGCGCTAACAAACCGCAACAAACTGCTTGGCACACTTCGGCTGCTGTCTCTTCTGGTCCGATCATCGCTCAGACAGAGAGCGACGGACTCAACAGCACGCGAGCGCTTCGCGCCAAGTACAACGAGCGCCTCGTCTATCTCACCGCACTCGGAAAGAACGTCGATTTCTACATCCGAGCAGTTGTCAGCTTGGATGCATTCATCGAAGGTCCACAAGCCGATGCGACAGCCTGAGAACACCGAACCACGTTACCTTGTCGGAATGCTGCTTGTGGTGCTGAGCGGTCTGCTCGCGAATATCAGCCCACTTGCAGCGCTCCTTCCCTATAGCGCGGGCGCTGCTGTGCTCTTCTACCTCGCGAAGGACCTAATCTTCGGATGAAATACCTCTTACTGCTCTTCGTGTTCGCGGTCATCTATGCCTGCTCTTGGTGCGCAGTCAGACTGGGCGCTAAGAAGCAGCCAGCCCCTCCCCCGAGGGTGACATTCGTTCCGGAAGCGCCTGAGGGCAGCGTGCCGCGGTATGGATCCAGGCGCTGGGCTCGCGCTATGTTCTACAACGGAATGTGTACCATCGAAGAGTTGAATGCTTTTTACGCAACTCACCCAGAAGACTTGACCGACCCTGACAGATAGGAGAAACACGATGGAGCGCTACCTTTCTTTGCTCTCAGCGGACCAAGATCCGCGCACAAGTGAGCGTCAATTCTTCCCCCAGCCGGAGGGCTTCAACTGGTATGACAAGACAGCGTACCTTCTTGGTTGGTGGACTGCCACAGGGCACTTCAACATTGAATTGCCGCTGAAAGATGAGAGCGCCTTGTTGAGCAGATACAAGCGTCTGACGGGTGCGCTGCTTACAGACCTGCCCGACAGCCCCAGGCGTTACAAAGTCACTGGCTACGAGACTGCTGCTGGGCGCTCAAACAGGTTCGCTCCGAAGTTTGAATTCTTCTTCAAAGAACTTGATCGGCGCTCAGTGCCGGATGACCTGTTTAAGGATCGAAATGAATTGCAGCACTCGCGCCCAAACTGCATCAGCAGCAAGCACCTTTTCTGGAACCTCATCAAGATCGGTTTCCGCGTAACTTCCAATTCGCAGGACCGCATGCTCATACTCGAAAGCATTCCTCCAAATCTACGTAGAGACTTTGACTGTGGTTTCCAAGAAGGTCTTGCCAAATCTCGCAAGAAGAGGTAAACTGCCACAATGCCAATCAATGAAAAGACAACACTGAGCCTGACTCTGCGCCCAAAAGACTTCTCGGAAGTCATCGGACTCGATGTGGCGGTGAACACTGCCAAAGCCAAGCTGGATGCCGGCGGCGTGCCACGCGCTATCCTGCTCAAAGGACCTTACGGTTGCGGCAAGACGACTCTCGCGCTCATCATTGCGCGTTACATCCAAGGTCCTCTCTTCGACGGAGAGCCAGACATCGAAGAAATCAATGCAGCCAACTACCGCAAGATCGACGACATGCGCACGCTCATTCAAGGCTGCGGATCTTATCCGATGCGCGGTCTCTACAAAGTCATCCTGATGGATGAGTGCCACCAGCTCACGAAAGATTCCAAAGAGGTGCTGCTGAAAGAGCTGGAAGCGAAGAAGTCAACGACGGTGTGGATCCTCTGCACCACGGATCCCGGGTCATTGAATGAGGGCATCCGTTCTCGGTGCATGATTCTCGAAGTCAAGGGCATGGAAGCGCAAGAGCGCCACAACCTCATCGCCCGCGCATCGAATGAGTTGCAGCACTTGGGAGACATCACTCCGTTCGAGAACGAGATTACGAAACAGAACGTCGTGAGTCCGCGCAAGATTCTGCAAGCGTTTGAACTCTACCACTTCGGCACGCCTCTCGCTCAGGCAGTTGCTCAGCAAGCCATCGAGAGCCTGCCGGAGTATTCTGACATCGCGCTCTGCTGCATCTACGGCAAGTGGGACGAACCAGTCACCATATTCGGCGGCTCTGTGACTCTCAAGCCACTCGGACAGTTGCTCAAGGAACTCGATGAGCGCTTGAAGAAGAAGCCAGCGCCTTCGTCTGACACTTCAGAGAAAGAAGACAGCATCGACGGAGATGACCTGGGGAGCAAGACGGAAGTTGCGACAGCACTCCGTGCAATCTTGGGCGCCTATCTCAAGGGTCAACTTCTGCCGACAATCCAGAAGAACAATTCCTTCAAGTTCAAACAGGCTGCGCAGAGCGAGAAAGCTGCCCGCGCAATGAACGTGCTCGCCAGCTTCATCAATCCTGCGGCGTTCGAGTTGCAGTGGTCTGGAGTGATCGCAACGCTGTACAAAGTGAACAGCATCATGCAGGGCGGAAAATGATCTCGGAAAAGGTTGGGCTGTCGGGCTGGATCACACTCGAATTCCTCACGGATTCAGTGTACTCGCCCGACACCATCTGTGACCTCTTTCGGCTGCGCCTTGCCAAGTGGTGCGCAGAGCAAGGCTACATTCTCCTCCCCGGCTGCCGCGTTTACTTCCACGTTCCAGACTTGGATGAGCCTGTGCCTGGTCCCGAGATGCTGAAAGTCAGAGCGATCGGTCGCGCGGTTCCTGTTCAGAAATTCCCGCAGTACACTTCCGGAACGGAGGGCTGGGCTCGCGCGTGATAGTCTATTGCATCAGCAATGTGAAGAACGGGAAGCAGATAGCTGCTATTCGGAAAGGAAAGAACCTATGCTAGGAACACTGATCGCTGGTTGGGCAATCGGAATCGTTTTCGTGTTGAGCGCTTCGCTAAATTTCTACCTCAAAGCGCAGAACATTGAACTTCGTAAAACGAACAAAGAGCTTGGCAAAGAGCAAGCGGAAACCGATGCCAAGTTGCAGAAGCTGGCAGCCACAGTGCAAGAGCGCGAGAAGCTGCCGTACGTCATCAACATCAGCGAGCAGGTGACCAACACCATCGCCGATCGTGTCTGCAACCGCGTCCAAGTCATTCTGCATTCGCAGAACGAAGCCGCACTCGCAAAGATGTCCTAAACATGGATCGCTTAGAAGAATCCAAAGACCGATACCTCAACCAGTGGACCCACTGCGGTAAGCTGCTCCATGCGCAGAACTCACAGATTCGTTGTGATTGCGGGCAAGCATGGGTCTGGGCAGGCACGCTCGGAGAGATGATGGAGCACTTGGAGACGATGGAGCAAGTCACCAGACAGGCAGGTCTGACTCCAGCGCCCGTGCAAGTGACCACAGAAGACTCCGACGAAGTGGGGTTCTCTTGGTGAACAGAGGCGCATGAGGGGGAAGAGATGAGCCTGCCACTGCACCATGCTGACTTGATCGGATCCGCTTTCAGTCTCAGCGGGCAGTGGTTCGTTTACAAACGGAAGTGGTGGGGCTGGGTGCTGTGCTCTGCCGGCGCTGCTTGCTTCTGCTGGGTCAATGCTCACTTCGGCGCCTGGGGCATGGAACCAATCTCAGCTTTTGCTACGCTGATGAGCGCCCGCTCCGCAGTAAAGTGGTTGCAATCTCGGCGCGATACTTGCTATACTGAGGGAACCAAATGAGCAAACCTAGTCACAGAAGCATTCGTAAAGAATACAGAATTTTTGCTGTCGCTCGGAAGTACAAGGGCGGCACTACATCCTCTATCGAAGTTACTTCTGAGGTGCGCTGCTTCTCTAAACGTGAAGCTTTAGAAAACTTTAGGCGCTATCTCAGCAAGAAGAACTGGCTGGTTCGCTGTTGTTACTTTGTCCGCTACAAACCGCGCCTCTCTGAGAGAACACCTGCTGTTGAGGCTTTCCTAGAAGCAAAACGGAAAGCAGCATTAGAATTATTCGCATGACTATGGTTGCAAATCTCGGCAGCTTACACAGAGAAACCAAATGAGCAACTTTGTTTATTCCAAATCCGGCTTAGCATTCACTGAGCGCTTCGAGTCCTGCCGTCTCACTGCTTACCAAGACATCCGCGGAATCTGGACGATTGGATGGGGGCACACAGGTCCGGAAGTCGTCGAGGGTCTTGTGTGGACTCAAGAGCAGGCGGATGCTCAAGCGCTTGCCGATACGGACCGCTTCCAGACCAACGTCAATCGCGTCGTGACTTATCCGATCAACCAGAACGAATTCGACGCGCTCGTTGACTTCTCCTTCAATGACGGCAATGCTGCGCTCGACGGATCCACGCTGCTCAAAGATGTGAACGAGGGCAACCTTGACGGCGCTGCTGCGCAATTCCAATTGTGGGATCATGCCGCTGGAAAAGTCGTTGCTGGCTTGCTGCGTCGGCGCCTCGCCGAAGAAAAGGAGTTTACAAGTGGATCCTAGTTTCGACCTGATCGCTTGCCACAAATATCACAAAGGGCAGATTCTCAAAGAGAATATCTGGTGGATCATTCTGCTGGTGCTTCTCGTGATAGTCGGGTCTGCTATTGCCGTTCTTCTTCGCTAAGTAGGAGTGAAAATATGCCACGGTCTCTAAGTGAACTCTTTCGCGGAATGCTCGGTGAGTTTGCGATCGTCGCGCTCATCATCTTCGGTCTGTACTGCTTAGCCGCTCGTGCAGACAGCACGGCAAGTCACAAGCAGCGCAGCAACACCTTCGGCGCAGCGATCTACCAAGACAACACCAATTCGTACCTCATGGGATCCGTGAAGTCGGCTGCTGTTGCGCGTGTAGGGAAAGACCGAACGATTCTCGTGCTGGAAGTCAGTCCGACCAACACGTACCAGATGTTTACTCAGCAGTTGCAACTTTGCGTCGGCATCGACGAGAACACCGCAAAGAAGCTGACGGACGCAATCGAGCAGCGCTCCGTAGTCGTGTTCACGTACAGCAGAGTCAGACATCTGCTGGACTGCAATGACTTGTATCGCGTAGACAAGCTCGCCGAGTCTGCGCCGCTGCTCCAGTAATGAAAATTTGGTTTATTTACGCCTACAAAAGAGCTGACACGGGCAGGTGTGTCTATGTCGGCAGTACTCTGAATCCGCACGATAGGCACAGGCTGCGGATTAAGAAGAGTCAGAACGGTGTCCCTTTCGACAGGGCGCTTGCTGCGGAGCCGGTCTGCTTTCTCTTACGAAATAGTCGAAGCGCTTTTCTGTCTTCCAAGTACTGTTGTGCTCAGAGAGAATCAGTGGATGGATGTGTTCGGCACTTTCCGCACAGAAGGTTGCTTCAATTTCCAGCGAGCGAATATCACAGTCTCGAAATATGAGTCTTGGTTAGCTGCACTGGGAGAACAGGCGCAAAAGTAAACCGCCAAAGAAAACTCGTGAAGAAATAAATGCGGCTCTGCGTGCATCTTGGACTCCTGCTCGGAAAGTAGCACAACATGACAGCTTGCGCAGAGCGGGCGCAGCCGGCGGCAGAGCAGCTAAAGAGCATAATCTCGGCTGGTTCGCTCGGCGCAGTAAGGGCGTCACAGGATGCTGATATTATAGGGGAAAGAGGAAAGCCTCTTTTCTAGCCCCAACGGGCATTGCGTTCTGGTGTAAGTCTGCACGCACTCCACTCCGGAGTTGAGGTACGCAATGCCCGCCCCCTCGATTTTATGGCTTATAATAGAGCTGGTTATTGTCGCTACTGTCATAGACCTTCTTCTGAGAAGCGCTGTCTCTCCTGTAGAGACAAGAAGAAAGATCGAGAGAAGGGCATCAGTCGTATCACCGGAATGATTTCGCGGTCTGCACTGCGCTTGTATAAAGGGCACCCTTGTCCTATATGTGAGCAGCCGATGGAGCAGCCAGTCCGAGATCATGACCATGATACAATGATTTTTCGTGGCGTCATCTGCTTGCGTTGCAATTTTATGCTAGGATACATACAGAAAGTAAGCGCAAGAACGCTCGCACGCGCTGTTGAGTACTTGAACATGCCTCGTTGAGGCGGGGGATCAAATGGAAGGCAAGCTACAACTACGCATCGAGTACCTTGACGGAACATTCTATGCCGAAGAAATCGGCATGTCCTGGCCGGTGGGGCAAGAAGCCACAGCCTGTATGAAGCTGCTCGCTGACATCAAAGCGGTGGGCGGACTGCTTCAGGCGCCTGACAAGAATCGCATTACACTGCGCTGCTGGAACAGCATGAAGTCGATCGACATTCAAGCTAGTGAGATTGTCACTGGAGACTTGGGCGATCTGGCGCGGCTGACTCCGCCTGCGAAGACCGGCATTATTCTGTGAATCCGAGAACTGAACCCTGTTGCATTTTATGCGCGGTGCTTCAATGAAGAAGCCCTCTTGGTTGCGTGTACCGGAGAGCCGGACAGGACAATTTCTTTACGGTTTTGCAGATCAATTTTTATACTTCTTCGTGGTCTGCGCGAATTTCAGAGCAGTAGCGATTGGTCTGAAGTGTGCAACAGCGAGCACAGACGTGCTAATCACAGCACAAGCCTTTATCAGCAAGAAGTTCGCTATAGACAAAGAAGAGTGCCGAACATATTGGGTCGGGCTTGGAGAAACAATTGGCGGCGGATTAGGAAGCATTCTGAGCATCTGGGTTACGCAACGAATCTTCGGGCGGTGAGTCGTGAGAATCTGGGCATCAAGACAGCAATGGCAAGCCTTCCTTCGTCGCTGCAAAGCGGCGTACCCGAATGAGCACTGCGAAGCTGTCTGGGGAGAAGAGACCGTCGACAGCTTCCGCGTAATGCGGATGGTGCGGATGCGCCTGAACAAAGCAACGTCCAAGCTGATCGACTACGACGACATCGAAATCAAGCGCCAGAAGTGGGCAGCAGAGCAAGAGGGCTTGAAGTTCCTGGGGACTGTGCACACGCACCCCGGGAAAGACTTGGACTCGGCGCCATCGGCTTTCGACCACCACGCCTGCGCTGCTTGTGAGCGCATCATGGGGATCGTGAACCTGTACAAAGCGCCTGACGGGCGCCGCTACATTGTGGAGACCAACTGGTGGTTCCCCCAGCGCAAGATCGAATTCGATTTGGATGACTCACTCTAAGGGGCACTATGATTAAGAAAATTATCTGCGACATCTTCACTGAGCCAGGCGCCAGCAACCATCAAGTGTGCCCTGCTCGCGTCATCGGCGTGCTGGGCGCGTTCGTGTTTCTCGGGCTGGCAGTGGCGCACTACTCACAGCACCAAATCTTCGATGCTCAGCAGTTCGCGCTCGGCTTCGGCACAATGATGGCTGGTCTCGGCGTTGCGCTCAGCTTGAAGAAAGATGCTCCGAAAGAGTAACTTTGTATTCAGGGAGTTGCCGTCAAGGTTCAAGTCCTTGCTTACTCCTTAACTGGGGAACGGCATCGCGCACGGCAACGGCTTGAGCACAAAGAGGGAGCAATGCCGATTTACGAATACGTTTGCAAAAGCGGACACCGCACCGAACTCATTCTGAGCATCAAGGAAGAACTGCCAGAGAGCACGCGCTGCCGCAAGTGTAAGAAGAAAGCGCCTCTCGTGCCGAGCATGACTTGCGCTCCCATTCTGAAAGCCGGTGGAGTAGGTGGATTCTACAAACCAACACGACCAGAGCGCCACTCGGAAGACTAAGCCCGAGTACGACAAGTGGTACCACAGACGCGTCTGGTATGACATTCGTAAAGTAATCTTAGCGCGTGATCCGCTATGCTATATGTGCAAACGGAATCCTTCTACAATCGTTGATCACAAGATTCCGCACAAGGGCGTTTGGGCTTTGTTCCTAGAGCTAAGCAATTTAGGCGGCGCCTGCAAGGGCTGCCATGACATCAAGACTTCGCGAGAAGACGGTGGCTACGGCAGAGCGCCAGCAACTCACGAGCGCACAGAGACACCGAAGCCCGTTCCGACTGGAGAAAAGGGCGGTGCAGAGTTTCAGTCGTCAAGTATTTCAACATCCAAGCTCGATAAAGCACTTGAGATGGACGAAGACTTCCTGAAGGGCTTATGAGATGCAGCACCTGTAACGGTAAAATAAAGAAGAACCAGAATCGTAAAGGAGTATGTAACCGCTGTTACCAAGCAAAGTGGATGCGTGAGCACTACGATTTGGAAAAGCGGAGAGATTGGCGCCAGCGTAATGCAGCGCGACTCATGCTCCTTGGCGCAAAAGAACAGTGGCAGAGAATGCACAATTTCTTTGGATGATATTGTGATCCCTGAGTTTTGTCCTGTGCTCGGAATCAGGCTCATGACAAAATGTATGAAGAGAGGCACTACATCGTTAGATGCTGCTCCGTCTCTTGACCGTCGCGACAATTCCCGTGGTTACGTTCCAGGGAATGTATTCGTAATCTCTCAGAGAGCTAACAGGCTCAAGAGTGATGCTTCACCAGAAGAGTTGCGCCGCTTGTGGATGTATGTTAGTATTTCAGAGTAAAAGGAGAAGAACCCATGGCGAAACTATCAGACTATCAGCGCTTGCGCAAGGCTGGACTCTGCACCCGTGATTGCGGACGCAAGGGCGAACTCAAGAATCCGAAAGCGCCCGCATCCAAGACTAACACGCGGCGCAGTGAGTGCCGGCAGTGCCGAGACGACTCACACGGCAAGAAGTAATGCCCTGCCGGACGCATCTCGAACAGAAGTGTGGCGAAGCGCTCATTCGCACCTTGCTCAAGCAGCAAGACGACCGCTTGAAGACGCTGGAAGCGGAGTACGATGCCGGCAAGATCGCAGAATAGCACGGCGCTCCCCACTGGCAAGATCACGAAAGTAACACTTGCCAAAGTTACTCAGTCTTGCTATACTTCAACACATGGAGCATTACATTCCGTCCGCAGTATTCGGCGAATTGCAAGAGTGGGCGGCAGACAAAGCCCCGCTTCGTGTTCCAGAACAACCCAAGTTCGGCAAGCAACCTCACACCCTAGAACTCAAGACAGTCGAAGGCTCTCTCGTCGCAATCGTTGTGCTGAAAGAGTCTGGAAAAGTCATCGACCTGCTGAGGCTCTCATGACCAAACAAAGCATCATCCGCGCTGCACTGAAACTGCCCATCGTCTGGCGCTGGGCGGTCAAGAAAGCTGAAGCTGAGCCGCACACCCGCGCTTCGGATTGCCTACCGTGCTTAGGAAAGCAGCGCCGTGAGAAGTACAAGCACGTTCCGTTCTTAGCCATATCTGGCTCACTCATCTGCAAGCGGTGCAGCATGCCGGTGTGGTATTGGAAGCAGTCACCCAAGTGCAAACTGAAAAAGCCGCCTACACAGGGAACACCGATCAAGCGTCCGGATTACCGAATCGTTCACGTTGACTGAGGATCCTAAATGACTGTGCTTGTGCTCCCGAAGTGCCCGCAATGCAACATCGACATGGTTTGGGATGAGTCTCTACCGCTTGAGAGTGGAAAGATGGCGAAGTGTCCGACGTGCGGGCATCTGACACCCTGCTGGGAGAAAGAAGCGCCTGCGCCGCGCAAGAGAAAGCCGCAGTCAGCAGCAGACCTGCCGCCGGTGCCGTTTGCGTGGAAGACGAAGAAGCACGGCGATGTCACCGTGACGGCTATCAGCGGCTCTGACAGTGGCGGTCTGGTAGAGATTGACGACGGTGAGCATGCGCCTTGCTGGGCTCGCGCGAAATCTGTTTTCGGATTCGAAATCTATAGGAGGTAACATGGGAGAACTCGTAGAGTTTTACTATCCCGGATTGTCGCAACTCCGTTCAAAGCGGAAAGAGCCCGCGCCAGAACTGCCAAGCACACAGATGCCAGCAGAGGACTTGCTGAAAGAAGCCCTCGAGCTAGGCGCTGATGCAATTCAGGACATTCTCATCCTGATTCGGCACAAAGACGGCTCGTTGAACTTCACCACAAACCAGAAGGGGCTGCCAGACATGCTGCTCTTGATGGAAAAGATCAAGCTGTATGCACTCCAGCATCCAGAAGAAGTGGGCGACGAAGGACCTCGAAGCGCATGACTACACTCGCAAGAGCCATTCCGAATCCTGATTTCAAGCTGCAAGCCAAGACTGAGAAGCCGAAGCACCCCGTGGTGGGTGTCTCTGTGCTGCTGCGCTGCGGCGGGCAGTTCCTCATGGCGAAGCGTAAGAACAACAGCGGCGCTGGCTTCATCTCAACACCTGGCGGTAGTCTCGAAGTCGATGAGACAATGAAACAATGCGCTGCGCGTGAGTTTGAAGAGGAATGTGGAGCGCTGCTCGGACCTGTAAAGATCATCGGCTGGAAAGAGCACTTCCGCTACGGCAACCATTACATAATGTTCTATGCGCTTGCGCTGCAATACTTCGGCACGATCGTGAACCTCATTCCGGACAAGTCAGAAGACTGGGCGTGGTACAGCCGCCCCGGACTGACGGAAGAGAACTGCACCGAACCACAAGACATCTTGGAGGAAGCGTATGGCATTCAACGACTGTGACTGCAATAACCCAGACTGTTCTCTCTCGCACAGAGACCGCTCGCCAAACATCAGACTGACATTCGACCGCTATGCAGAGCAAGCGGGCAGGACGGCTGTCTACCCGCACCACATTCCAGATGAGCTGGCAGGTGTCGTGTACTGCGGTCTCGGACTCGCTGGTGAAGCGGGAGAAGTTGCCGGCAAAATCAAGAAGCTAATCAGGGACGGTGACACCCCAGAGAAGCGCCGCGCTATCGTGAAAGAGATTGGCGACTCTCTGTGGTACATCCCGCGCCTGCTCACCGAGCTGGGCAACTTCGGCATGGGAGATTGTGCGCAAGAGAACCTCGACAAACTGGCGGGGCGTGCAGAGCGCGGAACTATTCATGGCAATGGCGACGAGCGCTGAGTGTCGGCCAAATCCGCTGCCCCGGCGAGTTATCGCGCTGCTGAGAAAGCGCTCAACGGTCCAGACAAGACAGACCGCAACCCTTCCTTGAAGGACGGAGTCACTCTGCGCCACGACCACAGCTGGGAATCTTGTCACAAGCAAAAGTACTTCCGGCGCAGAATGTCGCTGGCATGGCGAGGAGCAACCTTGCAAAGCAGATTTTAGATTGCAGTTGGTCAGAATGGTTTAGGCAATTGTCCTACAAAGCGGCAGATGCTGGTAGGAATTTCATTGCTGTAGACCCGAAGTATACAAGTCAAATTTGCTCAGAGTGTGGATTCAAGCATCCCGACAATCGTAAGACTCAGGCAAATTTCGAATGCCTGTCCTGCGGCTTCAAGGACAATGCCGACCACAACGGAGCAGTCAACATATTGGCTCGGATGGAGCCATCAGACGCCAAGATAGGAGAACCAATTCCATGTCTAGTCTAAGAATCCCAGAGTTCCACTCTGGGAGCATCAATGGATCCACAACACCACGCGCCTTCATCGTCGATGCTTCATACATGCAATACAGGGCGCATTACGTGACAGAGCAGCGGCAGAGCTACACCAAAGAGGGAATTCCCAACGCGGCTGTGCTGCTGCTGCGCAAGATGCTGGACAAGCTGAAGCGCGATTACTCCCCTGATGTCATGGTCGCAGGCTGTGATTCTGCCTCACCCACTTTCCGCAAGAAGTTGTACGCCGATTACAAAGCTAACCGAGAAGCGCCACCTGCTGACTATGCAGCGCAGCGCCCCGGGTTCTTAGAGTCATTCAATAAAGAGCAGATTCCCACATTCGCTGCTGAGGGCTTTGAAGCTGACGATGTTATCGGCACTCTGGCGAAGCAGTACTCAGAGCAAGGGCACGATGTCACGATCATCAGCGGCGACAAGGACATGAACCAGCTCGTAAGCATCAGCCATGATAACGGCTGCGTCTCAGTGCTGAACACGAACAAGAATCGTCTACTCGGTCCGTTTGAAGTGCTGGAAGTCTTCGGAGTCTGGCCGCACGAGATCCCAGACTATCTGGCGCTGGTCGGAGATACGAGCGACAACATTCCAGGCGCCAAGGGGATCGGACCGAAGGGCGCGGTCGAACTCATCAAGCAGTTCGGCTGTGTCGAAGAGATGATTCAACGGGCGGGAGAAATTTCCTCTGGACATCTGCGCCACAACGTGGTAATCTACAAGGAGTGGATTCTGCTGAGCAAGAAGCTAACCGTTATTGACTGCGCCGCACCCATTCAGAGGACATCATGACACATGCCGGCTGGGCAATCTCTTCACTGTTGTACCTTTTCTTCGGCGCCATCACTGCTGATGTTGCGAATGATGAAGCTAAAGCCGTCGGCAGTCCTGCTCCGTTCGGAAGCCTGTTCATCATCGCTGCAATATGGCCGGTGATGCTTGCTGCCCGCATCGTCTACCGTTTCGTTCGCAAGTTCTAAAAGGGAGCAGCCAAAATGAAACTCATCCACTTGCACGACATCAACAATCCATCACAGCGCATTCCGATGGATGCTGAAGACTTCTCGGTCGCCGTCCCGTACGGCACAGGGTCATCTGTGCGTCTGAAGTCATCCGATCAACCGATCGCATGTCATGAAGACCCTGACACTGTGGAGCAGATCGTGTCGGATGCGCTCAGCGCATGAAAGCCATCAGCGAATTCGTGAGAGACTAAAGTCGTTGAGTTGGTCCGACATAGTGTTGAAGACGGACAGATGAGAGAGCGCTTCGAAGGGCGGTCATAGTTGGTCGGGTTCCAACGGGTTATGAAGTTCATCAAAGAAAACAAAATATCGAAGGAGTGGAAAACAATGAAGATCACAGTCGATTTCGAGAACGGGATGCAGGTCACTCTGAAGCCGGAGAACGTGCAACTCGTGGACAACCACGGCAAGGACACAGTGCTGACTTTCAAGACGGACCACACGCTGGTGCCGATCATGTTCTTCAAGTCACTGCTTGCCACGCCCGTCGAGTTGGGTTTGCGCAATGCAGCGCTTGCCGCTGCTGCCAAAGCTGCATCAGAGAAGAAGCCCGCGCCTGGCGCTCCTGCTGCTACGACGGAGACTGGCACCGACAAAGAACTGCTCAAGAAGGCTCTGGACGAATCCAAGCCCGGTGAGACAGTGACAGCCGGTCCTGCTGCTACCGCAGCGCCCGCCAAACAGGTCGTCACTTTGCAGCGCCCACTCCAAGCACCGCGGCTCGCTGGTCCCGCGGTTGTGGGTCCTGCTGGCTCTGCCACATCGGATTTCACTCCGACTTTGCCGGTAGTTGACGGAGGCGTTGCACCTTCTTCCAAACCCGAGTAAGCTGTCAACATGGTTCCATGATGACAACATATTGACGCGAGGTGAAAAGCAATGCAGCATCCAATCTTGATGTACGGGCTGAGCGTCGTCTACGGACTATTCGCAGCCGCTTTCATCTATCTGTGGTATCGCTTGTGCAGGAAGAATGCACAGGCGCCCAAAGTGCAGACTTGCACGCGGCAAGCGCCGCATGTCTTCGTGAGTTGCATTGGCTGGGATGAGAACAACCCCGAGAAATCACTCTCGGACTTGGTCGGCTGGGAGTGCACAATCGCGCTGGATCCGCGAGTATCGGAAGCTGCTGCAAAGTTGCTCGAAAAGAGCGCGTGGAATAAAGTCGCTGATGTTGAGCCACCTTCTGATCGTGCAGTCTTCACGTGGCACGAAACCTGCGGGTTGTTCTACTGCTCGTACTGGAATTCTGAGACGAAATCATTCGATCTCGCTTGGAAACCCACATACTGGATGGAGCGCCCAACTAATCCTGTCTCACCCGACAGTCCGCGCGTATAGAAAGGCTCACAGAATGGCGAGACCGCCTGACATCTGCCGGCATGACAAAATCGAAGCTGCTTGTGACGTTTGCTGTTGCACGCCAGAACTGCTGAACAGAATGTGCGAGAAAGTCACAGGGCATCCGTTGTATCCCGTCGAAGAATTCGATGACAGTCCTCTCGCGAACGGTCGTGTGACCGAAGCGCATTTCGAGAAGCAGATCACGAGCAAAGAAGCCTATGCGCGTTACGACCAAGAGCGCAAGCGCTGCATCGCGATTGTCGCACTGATACGAGAATCGAACTTCGACTTGCGACCGTTTCTTGCTGATGCGTTCAGCAAACGGATGTCGAGGAATCTGTGTGATGAATTCGCAGCATACGAACTAGGGCTTTGGCTGAGCAAGCTGGAAAAACTGCTACGTTCACAAAGCGGACGCGATCGCCTTTCCAAGTCATTGCCTGGCGTAGAGAAGGCAGAAAAAGGGAGCGGAGCAAACCGATCAAGAGAAGCACAACACCCCACATAACACAATTCCCACACACATTGGATTTGGATGCAGACCTCAATCCCATCCGACCTTCTTAGCCGCCTCGACAAGCGAGCCCTGACGATGAATCATTGCACCCACGGAAAGCCGAATATGGCAAGCTGCAAACTCTGCAAAGCTGCCTTTGCTGCCAGCGCTCACGCTAATCGCCCTCTTCAGCTTTGGCGGAATGCGAGAGCCCGCGCCCGCGGGAAAGGGTTGCCGTTCAGCATCACTGTGACAGATGTCATTCGTACCAAAAACATGCCCAGTTCTCGGTATCGCTTTGGATGACTCTAACCGCGATCATGTTGCGACGATAGATGAAGTGATCCAAGGACACGGTTACACTCCACGAAATATATGCGTCATTTCCGGACGCGCTAATCGTCTGAAATCTGATGCAACTCCCAACGAGCTTGCTGCTGTCGCCCGTTACGCTGAACTCCGCAGCAAGTATTCCCTATTAGGTATCCCTGACAGCTGGTAGTCCTATGATCTATGCGCAACTAAGTGGTTGCGCCTTTGTTCCTATGTTGCGCGTAGGATCCTATGCGCAAGCATCGCGCTGAGCGCTCGCACTGCCTGCTCAGTTTGTGACAGCGCTCTATAGTGACAGCGGCACCATGGAAGTCCGCCCGCGGCTCTGAATCTTGGGACCGACCTTTAGCAGAAGTGCTGCCTTTGGGACACGGTTTTTCCATTGACTCACAGCATGCCGACAGTGCAGTCCATCGCACCAGGCGAGTCCTATCGTTATGGCAGCCCTAATAGGACCGCGCTTCCCCAGCAAGTGCTCTGCTTTGTGCAGTGTAGCCGTGCTGCCCACCCACCTAAATAGGCACCCCTGCCTAGTATGTGACAGCCTCTATTAGGTAACCCCTGTGTACTCAGTGGTATACAGCCACAGCACTGTATGTGGTTGCCATGTAAGCAAGTGCGTTGTTATCATAGACATAGCACCAGGGGAGGGGTAGTGTCCTGTAAGTTGTTGAAAGGAAAAGACGGATATGGGGGTCCATTTTTGATTTTGAACAAGCCTAGGGTGCGTTATGCGCTCACACGCACACCCAAGCGAAATGGGCTTCAAAGGAGGATCGCCTCCTGACCTGACCCTCCTGCTTGCCAAAGCCGGTCTTTCCGTGCTAGACTGAGCACTCCAAAAGGGGGTCTTTAGATGCGATCAAGTACGTCCGAGACACAGCGCAACTCGGATTGAAAGAAGCGAAGGAATACGTTGACATCTTACGAGGGCTTTGATACTCTGACATAGATCAATGGCGCTCCACTGGATGCAGCGCCTAACTGGAAGCAGGACCTGATGTACAAGAGACCACAGGAGGCTCACATGCGTTATGGATACTAAGGCAATCGCAAAGGCAACCACGGCAGTTAACCGCTCACAGAAGAAGCTGGCGAAAGCCACAGCCGCCAAAGATGTCACGATCGCAAAAGCTGTCGAGAAAGCCGAATCGCGCTTCACCGCCCGCTTGACCGCTGCCATCGCTGCGGTTGCTGCCGCGCAGGCTTCGTTGACCGCTCTGGTCAGCCCCGCGCCGGCTGCTGAGTAATTCTCACCTGGATCCGCACGACAATTCTGCCGAATAGAGCCGCCCTAACCGGGGCGGCTTTCCTCTTTGTACCCGTCACAGGCTTTCGGTTATCTTGAGCGCACATCTGCGCATCACGGGGGATTTCCATGTTCGTTCCATCTGTTGAGTTGATTGAAGGCGCAGCCGCAGGCTTCGTCACTGGGGTATTTTGCCCCGCGGTTTGCCGCAAGATCAAAGCTGCCTTCACCAGCGAGACCAAGAAGCTCGTCGCTGAGTTGAAGACCAAAGTGGAAGCGCTCGAAGCCAAGATCGTGAAAGACGGTCAGGCTGTGATCGCTGAAGCTGAGAAAGTTCCTGCCGCTGTCGAAGCGGAAGTCAAGAAAGCGTAATGGCGGGTCGCAGACCAAAACCGACAGCGCTCAAGAAGCTGCAAGGGAATCCAGGCGGAAGACCGCTGAATGATTCCGAGCCGAATGCTCCCGTTGGCATGCCTGAAATTCCGAAAGGAATGGGGCATGTTGCCACGCGATACTTCAAGCGGCTGTGTGCAGACCTTCTCACGACCGGACTGCTGACAACAGTGGACGGACTTGCGCTGGCGAATCACTGCAAGGCAGAAGCGCTCGGCGAGAAGTACTTCAAAGATGCGCTGGAAGAGCCATACGTATTCGAGCACACTTACGACAAGGAAGGTCATCTCATCAAGACGACCAAGAAGTTGTCGCCAGCGTCTCTCGGCTTCATTGCTTGCAGCAAAGCGAGTAAGGGTTATCTGACTGAGTTCGGACTGACTCCAGCATCGCGCGCTAAGTTGCATGTAGAAAAGCCGAAGCCTGCTGACGAATTTCCGACTCGTGAAACTGCGATGGCAGATGCTCCAGCGCCGACAGATGCGCTGCTCGATTCGATTGACGAGGCAAAGCTCGTCATGTAAAAAGTTAGCCGCTGGTTGTTCCTCGCTCAGCAATGAGATGGACACTCCGAGAGACACTGAAGTCGGTTGCGGATGGAGTCTCTTGAAAGTCCCAGCAGCCCCAGGTGAAGGAGAAACAGCAACGCTCCTTAGCCGCGCGGGGCTTTAAGTTTTTCGCCGAAGACAAAAGTGGTAAGCGCTGACTCTCACGAGTTAAGTGCTCCGATCGTTTCGCCCAGTGCGGGAAGAACGGTACGCTTGAGTTGAAGCGGAAGCGGCAGCAGTCAACACTATCCTGCTTGAGAAGCGGAGTAGTGTCCGAGTCTCAGGTGGGTGACTGCTGCCTTCAATTTCTAAGACGTAACAGTGAGCCGGAATGCTACCGATCACAAGGTTGCTGCGCGGTGAAGCCGGTATAGCTCAGTGGTTAGAGCTACGGTTTTGTAAACCGTGGGTCGGTGGTTCGAATCCATCTGCCGGCTCCAAATTTGCACGTCGCGCGGATGCCCATAGAGCTGGCGCGAAACAATGCTCGGGCAGTCGTAGTGCAAAGCGACTGCTCGTAAAACGCAACAGAGTCCTCTTTCGGGACGGTGCGTCAGCCGCGGGTGGTTGAGGTTCGCACTGGCTCCAGTTGCATGACTGCTCTCTTCGTTAAGCGGCTCAGGACCGCAGCGAGCAGGTTACCAAGAGTACCAGGAAAGGAGGGTAGGACCTGAAAGGAAAAAATCAGGAAAATACCCCAAGATCAAAAGCAACATCAACACCTCTGCGACGTGGTGAGAACGTCAGTTCGGCGATTCTGTAAAGAGGCTCTATGACTGACGTTTTAGTAGCACCCCCATCGGTACCGCAAATCGACGCCTACAATGTCGCTGTAACTTATGCGAAAGACATTCTCGAAGGGCGCATCATAGCAGGTAAGCTGCTTAAAGCAGCGTGTATACGCTTCATATCCGACTTAAAAGTTGGTCCCGCCCGCGGCATCTCCTTTGACAAGAAAGCTGCTCAGCACGTCGTTGACTTCTTCGGCATTCTTCGCCACAGTAAAGGTAAGTGGGGCAAAGGCAAAGGAGAACCCTTCATTCTACAATCTTGGCAGGTGTTCATTCTAGCCAACATTTTTGGTTTCAAGAAGAACGGCAAGCGCAGATTTAACGAAGCGCACATCGAGATCGCCAGAAAAAATGGAAAGACTACCTTCATGGCGGGCATTGGTCTGTACATGCTCGTGAGTGATGATGAGCCGGGTGCCGAAGTCTACTCGATCGCCACAACGCGCGATCAGGCGAAGATTGTGTTCGATGAAGCATGCCGCATGCGTACAAAGAGTCCGTACCTTGCCGGCGCTGTTGACAGTGTTCGGAACAACCTTAGCGTGTTGAGCAGCGCTAGCAAGTTCGAGCCGCAGAGCGCTGAAGCAGGAACTAAGGACGGTCTGAACGTCCATTGCTTCATTGCTGACGAACTGCACGCACACAAAGATCGGGCGCTCTATGATAATTTCAAACACGGCACAGCGTCGCGCGAACAACCGCTTGCTTTGTCGATTACGACTGCCGGGTTTAATATGCTCGGCGTCTGCTATGACCAACGTCGCATCATAGAAAAAATTCTAGCAAAAATTGTAGACGCTGGTTCTTTTGACCACATTTTTGGGTATATCGCATGTCTTGATGTGCCGGACACAGAAACAGGAAAAGGAGGCGATGACCCGTTCGATGAGTCTGTTTGGGCAAAAGCCAATCCAAATATAAATGTGTCTATAGACATTTCTTATTTGCAGCAAGAGGCAGCTAAAGCGAAGGTCTCTCCGACAGCCCGCAATGAATTTCTTTGCAAGCACATGAACGTGTGGGTAAACCAACAAATTTGTTGGATGCCGCTTGAAGCGTGGGCTGCTTGTAATGCGGCGGGTCCTCTAGCAAAGCCGATTAACTTGCGCCTTGCTGCGCTTGAAGCACTCAAGGGCAGGCTGTGTATCGGCGGACTTGACTTGTCCGCTAAGATCGACTTGTGCGCTTTCGCGCTGCTCTTCCCTCCGGTGAAGGACAAAGTGGAACTCGTGCCGCGCAAGCAGACACAGCAAGAAATCTGGAACCGCGTGCCGCAGCAGTTTGATGAGGTCATTATCTCCAGGGGGGATCCGAAGTGGTCTGTGCTTGCGTGGTTCTGGGTTCCTGAAGATCGTATTGAGCGCCGCACAAAAGAAGACAGAGTACCATATACGGCTTGGAAGAATGAGGGCTTTTTAGGCACGTGCCCCGGAAGTGTCATTGACCATGAGTACATCTACAAGGAAATCAAGGCGCTGCGTGAGCGCTTCAGCTTCACTGACATTGCATTCGATTCTTGGAACGCGCAGTGGATCGCCAAGAAAATGGAGGGTGACGGATTCAAGCCCGAAGAAGCGCACATGGGTTACCACACGCTGTCAGAGCCGATGAAAGAACTGATGGGCTTAGTTCTCCAGAAGAAGCTGGAGCACTTCGGCGATCCGATACTTTCTTGGAACATGAGCAACGTCGAAGCTACGACGGATCCGATGGGCAACATCAAGCCAGACAAAGCCAAGTCGAAAGAGAAGATCGACGGCAGCGTGGCGCTCATCATGGCTATCAGCCGCGTGATTCAGAATCCGAAAGTGGCAACAGTGAGCGGCTGGGACTACTCTAAGGGGATCCTGTTTATCTAACCCGTCACACCTTCTGATACATAGAGAGGGATTAGGTATGAGCACACCGATTCAGCCAGACCAGATCAATGTGGCGAAACAGGAAGCGCAGGCGGATGCTGAAGGCTGGCTTCACCGCTCACTCGTTGCATTCGACATCTGCTGCAATGTCATATTTTTCCGCGGGCGCCAAGGCGAGACGATTAGTTCACACTGCTACCGCGCAGCACTCGAGGGACACCTCTGGGGAAAGATTCTCAACGGTGCTCTTGACCTGATCCAGACCAACCACGGCGCAGATGCCGCGGCTGGTGATCTTGCCAGAGCGAAGTCTATCGTCACCACTTTAGAGCAGACCCTGGCGAGGTCGTAACAGCCTTAGGATATAGTGAGGGACCACAATGGCGAACCGATTTATTACGAAACTGTTCGACAGCATTGAAAAGTATGGCGAGCGCAACCTGCCGCCCTCTGTCGAGCAGCGCACCAGTTTGGAGAATCCGCAGACACCGCTAAGCTATCCGGCTGAGTGGCTGTTGGACATCTTCAACGGCGGGCGCACCGACTCTGGTATCAGAGTCAGCGAAATGACAGCGCTCCAAGTGGGCACAGTGTTCGCTTGCGTAAACGTCATCTCCGATGGTGTCTCTTCTCTGCCGCTGCATGTCTACCAGCGTGCCAAGATTTCTGGACGCGCCAGCAAGACGCTCGCGCTGGATTCACCGCTTTACAAGATCGTGCACACTGAGCCGAACCCCGAGATGACCAGCGCCGTATTCTTCAAGGTCGCCATGATCCATGCTCTACTCTGGGGCAACTCGTACTCGGAGATTGAGCGCGATGGCTCCGGACAGATATGCGGACTCTGGCCGCGCAATCCGGCACGCACTCGTCCAATCCGTTTGCTGAAGCCGATCATGTTCGAGGGAGACTTGCTGCCTGGCGGAACGCTGATGTACGAAACATCCGACCAGCTCATGGACTCCAGCAGCTATGTCGTTGACCAGAATCCAGAAATGATGAACGTCGGATTGCGGCGCCTAGTGCTCGCGGAAAACATGGTGCATGTCCCGGGGCTGTCTCTTGACGGTCGTCTTGGACAGAGCACAGTGTGGCTGGCGCGGCAGGCATTCGGTCTGGCACTCGCAACAGAGAAGTACGGCGCCAAGTTCTTTGGTAATGGCGCTCGCCCGTCTGGCATCTTGACCTTCCCGAACAAGATGGAAGACAAGCAGATCGACACGGCTCGGCGCTCGTGGGCTGAAGCACACGGCGGAGAGAATCAATTCCGCGTGGCAGTGCTCGAAGACGGTGTCAAGTATACCAAGATCCAAGCCACACCTGAAGAAGGGCAGATGCTCGAAACTCGGAAGTATGAGCGAGAGGAAATCTGCGCCATCTTCGGAGTGCCGGCACACATGGTCTGTGCTCAAGACAAGGGCGGCAAGTCAAACGTTGAGCAGTCCAGCATCGAGTTCGTTCTGTACTGCCTGCATCCCTGGCTCAATCGCTGGGAGCAGGAGATGGAGCGTAAGCTATTCTCGAAGATGGGGCGCTCTGCCAGCAAGTACTTCGCGAAGTTCGACACGCGCAAGCTGATGTACCCTGATGCGGCAGCCCGCGCCACCTTCTACGCCTCCGGTAAGCAATGGGGATTCCTGAACACGAACATCATTCTGGAAATGGAAGACATCAACCCAGTTGAGGATCCTAATGTCGGTGAGAAATTCTGGATGCCGATTAACATGCAAGATGCTGGCGATCCGCAGAAGCTCGGCGCTGAGGACCAGAATGCGCTGGACATCAAGAAAGCCACTGCTGTTGCTGAGCACGGAGCGCAGATGGCGCAGGACACTGCGAAGGTCACTACGAACTTGCAGATGAAGACTGCGCAGCAAGCGCACGAGCACACAATGGCTCAGACGAAAGTCAGCAACAGTCACGAGCTGGCAAAGCACAAGGCAGGGATTGCTCCTCCTGCGGCACCCGGAGCGCCGGGAGCACCTGGGGCGCCTGCTGCTGGGAACGATGCAGGGGACCAGCCTGGACAGGCGAAGCGCACGATCACAGACTTTGCAGAGATGCGCAGCGCCATGGAAACCTTGATGGAAGAGGGCTTCCACTTCCGCAAGTCAGAATATGATGACGAGCTGGACGGAATCACCTATACGTACCTGCATCCAGATCATCGGTCGGTACTGCTCACGTACAAGCAGGGACCTGTGGCTGTCGATGACAGCAGCGTGGCTGCTGGCACGGGCAGAGACAACATCGGAGAACTGTTCGCGGGCGGAGACTCACGGGACAAAGGTCCTGAGGGAAAGACCGACTACGTTCTGCGCCACGGCTGCACTAAAGCCAACGATGACGATGAGTACCGCGGCTGGGGAACTTACCCGCTCGACGCTGATGGAAAAGCTGAAGCGCTCGAAGCTGCCAAGTTCCTGCGCGACAAGGGTCTCATCAAGATCGTGACCAGCTCTCTTGTGCGGCATCAACAGACTGCACGGATCATTGCGAACGAGCTGGACATTCCCGTCGAGACTGACGAGAACTTCCGCACGCTGAACGTTGGAGACTTCATGGGCAAGAAGCGGAAAGTCTATGGCGAGAAGCTGCAAGAGTACTTGGACGATCCGAGCAAGGTGATCCCTGGCGGAGAGAGCGTGGACACGTTCATCAAGCGCAACGCTGGCGCCTTCGAGAAGGTGCGCTCTGACTCCCAGCAAACCCTGATCGTGACCAGCCGCAGCAACATCTTCGGCTTGATCGGTAAGGACACTGGAGAAGAGGTCAAGATCGCGAACCCTGGCGGAGTCTACACCCTGAACAACGGGAACAAGCTGGCACAGGTGCTCGGCGCTGCTGACACTGATACGCTGGCGGGTTCATAGCATGCGAAACTTTTGTAAGAACAACCACAGCATGACCCCTGACAATACGTACTGGTATAAGGGTTATGCTCAGTGTAAAGAATGTCGGAAAGTCAACACAGCTAACGGTGATAAACTTTACGGCATCACACATTCAGAAAGAGAAGCATTGCTCGCCTCTCAAGGAGGCGCCTGCGCAATATGTGGGCGCACAGGTCTGAAGTGGGGTAAAGGCTTGAATGTCTGGCACACAGACCATGACCACAAGAAGAAGGGAACACATCGCGGGATACTTTGCGGGCGCTGCAACGTTGTGCTTGGATGGGCAGAGCCACTGCTGAGTAAAATCATCGCTTACTTGAAAAAGTGGGAAGCATAAAAAGTACCGAAAGGTTGACAATGACGACCGCTTTGACAGTCAACAAACCGACGGCGCTCACAGTGCACAAGCACCAGGGCGCGGGCGCAGCGCTCATCCACAAGCGCAAGCCGTACAAGAATCAAGTTCAGGACCATGATCCGAAGTTGTGGAATCGCGCAAGACAGATCGCTTGGATCCGCGCGAATTACCGCAAGAAGGTTTGGCTCAAGTGGACAAACGGCAACATGGGTTGGCTGACACAGACGCCTGCCGTTGAGCTAATTCGCACGGGTCAGGCGAAACTGTTTCGCTTGGGATAAGGATGGAAAGATAACTTGGATAAAATAATTCAGAGACTGGAAGAAATACTGGAGCGCTTCGATGAGAAAGCGCCAATGGGTCACCGCTTCCACACTCCGACTCGGCAAGACTTCGTCGACCTCACGAAGTGTGTGAAGTAGATCGCACAAAACATCCAGAATGAAGGGATCGAAATTGACTGAAGAGTTTCAGCAGCGCGTCATGGAACTGATGTCGGATCCGCTCTTCACCAAGAACATGGGGAAAGCGCTGCCGCAGGCAGAGCCCTACAAGGCGCTCGGTGATGGCTTCAGCAACATCAGCGGTCAGGCATTCCCTGAGATGTGCTCTTGTCTCTGTCAGAATCCGGAAGTGTTTGGACCGCAGGGTGAGCCGCTATTCCGCTTCAGTGAAGACCAGCCTCGAGATCCTGATGGGAAGTTTGCGAGCGGATCAGGTAGCATGTGGAAGAAAGAAGAAGATGAACCTGACCACGTGAAAAAATTCTATGATCGTAAGCATGTAGCTGCTGACAAGGTGGTCGTTGACCAGCATGTATTACCACATCATGTGGATGCTATCAAAGATGCAATGTCTTCTGGTACTAAATTTGATGTTGCTACAGCGGTAGCGAATGGAGATGGAACGTATACAGTAGAAGACGGCAGTCACAGAGTCACAGCAGCTAAGAATCTTGGAGAGGAAACAATACCGCTACGCGTGATGAAAGAAGATTCTCGCTCATTCAATCCTGAGCAGCCACGCGACAAGTCCGGAGTGTTCTCGATGGGCAACGTTGCCAAGTTCGAGAGCGAGGAAAAGGGGCTGATCGCATACGTCACCAAGTTCGAGGGTAAGTTCCATGTGAACGTGCTCAAAGCGGGGCAGCCGTGCCTGCCTGGCGCGATCTACTCTGACAAGCAGCAAGCCATCGACAAGGCGAAGGAGTTGCTGGCGGAGTTGAAGGTGAAGCCCGTCACAGGACAGCAGTAATAATGAGGAGAACTATGTCGACGAAGCGCTGGCCGTTGCAGGTTAAGACACGACAGGGAATGGGCTTTGAGGCGGGACTCATGAGTCCCGGCGCCGGCGGCAATCAAGCCAGTGATGGCGGACAAGCTGCCGACCCGCAAATGTTGATGCGCGGCGGGCCCGGCAGCGGACCCCATGCAAGTGGCACTTTAAGTAAAGAAGAGCACGATAAACAGTTCACGGCTTCTTATTCGAAAACAATGGATGCCTTGAATGCAAAGAAAGATTCCGGTTTATCGAATGACCCAAAAGCAGGGGGCCGTGATCGCGTAAAAGCGTATCATGACATAATGCAGCCTAGTGAAAAAGAACTGACTGCTGATAATGCACAAAAAGAAGGCGCTCTTTCTGCATGGTCAGCTCATCATTCTGCATTATCACCGCGGAGTATGCGCTCTTCAGAAGATCAAGAACGCGCACCTGATGGCAAATTTGGTTCTGGAACATTGCATGATCCGCATGAGAGCAAAACAGCGAAAGCTGCTGCGGGGCAAAACACAACCAAGTTTAAGATCGGTGATGAAGTCAAAAACAAGTTTGGTGATTCCGGCAAAGTTTTGAACGTCGAAGGCAATGTTCTGAAAGTGAACACAGGTGAAGGCAAGACTCAACTGTGGATGTCAGGACACACAGAGCCGCGGGAGAAAACAATGAACGTCGAGATTCGTTATGCATCCAAGATGACTGTTGAAGAGCGCGGCGATCAGGGCGATGAAATGGCGCTCGTCGGTTACGCTGCTGCTTACAACAGCCTTTCGAAGCCGCTGCCGGAGGGGTTTGTCGAGAAGATTGCCCCCGGTGCATTCGACCGCGCTTTGGCTGAGAAACAGGACTGCCGGTGCCTCTTCAATCATGACCCCAGCCGAGTGCTCGGTCGAGTCTCTTCAGGCACACTGAAACTTTCTTCGGACGACAAGGGGCTAAAGTTCCGCTGCGCTCTTGATCCGAACCAGCAAGCACACCGAGACCTCCACGCCGCTGTCAAGCGCGGAGACATCAGCGATTGTTCGTTCGCATTCTCTCCGAACGGAGAAGATGGGCACGACTTCGACGATGTCCGCCAGCAAGATGGTTCGTGGCTGATGATTCGCACCTTGAAGGACGTGAATCTGTACGATGTCTCGGCTGTCACACATCCTGCATATAATGACACTTCAGTATCAGCGAGGGACGCTCAAATGACACCTGAAATCCGAAGCATCGTGACCAAGCTGCTCGAAAAGCGAGCGCAGACCGAGAAGCGGGACGCATTCGATTGTCTCGAAGATTACATCGGCGCCATCAGCAAAGCAATGGCGGAAAAGTTCCCCTGCGAGCCCGTAGAGGGAGACGGCGGCACCTGCTGCTCTTCTTACGGCAAGTTCTACATTCTGGAGACGCACGTCGACCACGTGATTGCTTGCAATACCTACGGTCCGGATCCTCAAGAGTTTGTGAGCATTCCCTATGTCATCAGCCCTGACGGTGATGGCTTCGTGTTCGGCACTCCAGTGCCGATGGAAAAAGAATACGTGCCCGCCGAGCGCACAGCGCAGAAGGTTGCTGAGCACCGCGCGATGCACTCTGGACACATGCAAGCGATTGCAGACCAGCATGCGGCTGCCGCAGCGGAACACAATGCCATGAGCGATGCTCATGCTGCTGCCTCTACCGAGCACAGCGCACATGCCGCAGCGCACCAAGAAGTGGCTGACGATGCTGCCAAAGAAGCCGAGCGCATGAAGAAGTGCGAAGACTCCGATGGTGACTGCGCAGTCAAGGGCTGCCGTTGCCAGAACTGCCGTTGCGATGACTGCGACGTCTGGGACGATGAAGACATTGACGGCGAGAATCAAGACGACCGCTCCAAGCGCATGCTGGCAAAGTATGGCGCCGAGAAGCGCGATGCTGCTGGGAAGACTCTCACCAAGAAGGTTGGCGGGAAGAACTTGCCGGCAAGCGCATTCGCATCGGTCGGTGATCCGAATGACACCAGCACTTGGAAGCTGCCTGTCCATGACAAGGCGCATGCTGACAATGCTGCTGCCCGCCTCGACCAGACTGCCGACATCGACAAAGATGCCGCCAAAGCCAAGATCGAAGCAGCGCAGAAGAAGTTCGGGGAGAAGACTGACACGCGCTCTATCGACCCCAACACGCTGCCTATGAGCGCGGAAGAAGTCGAAGACACAATGAACCGGCTTCGCTTGATCACGATTGACAGCGAAGTCCGCAGCATCACTGTATCTGCTCCGGAAGAGCGCGGCGGACCTGGAAGCGGTCCGCGCCCGGGCGGTAATAAAGGAAATAAAGAAACAGAGAAAGGCGAAATTGCTACGAATAACGAGCAGCATGCCGCCGCAGCGACCGCTCATGATACAGAGGCGGAAAAGACAACAGGAAAAGAGAGCGAAGCGCACAGCAAAGCAGCGAATGCACATTGGAAAGCGGCAGGAAAAATGGGCGTTGCTAGTACGAAAGATTCGGCTGAAGCGTCTGCACAGGCGCGTATCGCTTCATTAAAAGCAAACGGTAAGATTTAAGCTGTCACAGAAGAGCAGTTAAGAAGAGGACACCACAATGGCGAAATATCTGACTCCGGCGCAGCAAGAGATTCGAAGCCTCTTGAATGAGGCGGACGCACTCTCTCAGCGCTCTGAACCGAGCAAGCAAGACACTGCGCGATCGGCGTACATCTACGCCAAAATAAAAGCGCTGTCTTCGGGCATCGACGCTGTTGACTATCGAACGCAGTTCTTCTCCGACCTGTTCAAGGGCAGAACACCGAAAGCTGAAGTACGCGCCACGCCACTCGAAGCTAATCCGCCGCAAGTCATCAGCTACACCGCCGGTAATGAAGGCGGCTTTCTCGTTCCGCAAGAGTACCATGACGAAGTGATCTTCGGTATGGCGCAGTACGATCCTCTTCTGAACAAGGACATCGTCACGCTGATCGAGTCGAAAGACCAGTCACTCCGCCCTTACACAGTGCCTGGCTGGGACATGAGCACATTCGCTGCGGTCAAAGTCTCTGAGAATGCGCAGCAAGTTCCGAACTCTGTACCGCCCACTGTGAGCGGTACGATTCTCAACGGCTTCAAGTACATGGCGAGCATGCCGATCACCATGGAACTCGAAGAAGACATGTACGAAGCAACTCAAAAGCTGATGGCTGATGCTTATGAGATCGCTTTCGCTCGCGGCATCGGCACTGACTTGGTTCTCGGTTCTGGGACGAATGCGCCTCAGGGCGTCATCGCTGGATCCGAACAAGTCTACACGCTAGCCGGTGTCGGCGTGGTCACGCTTGATGACATCGAATCTATTTACTTCAACATCAACCGCATTCACCGTCAAGCGCCAAAGTGCGCTTGGCTGATGAATGACACATCGTACCAGATGACGCGCAAAGCTGTGGACTCTGTCGGCAATCCGCTTCTGAAGGTCATCAAGGACAAGGAGACACTGATGGGGAAACCCGTCTATGTGTGCCCTTCTCTGCCTGAGCACAATGCTTCGCTCGGCACCCAAGCCGCGGGTTCATTCTGTGCATTCGGTGACTTGAGCCACATGTTCGTGCGCGTCTCTCGGCTGACTGTCAGCCGTTCGACCCAGGCACAGGGCTATGCTGAGTACGGCAAAGCACTGTACCGCGGGGTCATGCGGGCAGATGCAAAGGTATTTGATCCTACGAGCGGCGCTACACCTCCGATTGTGACTGCCGCACTGCACAGCTAAGGGGCTGAGCTATGGAGAAGCGCAACGTCCGGTCCGAAAGGACCGGAAGCTGCTACCGAGTCTGGGCAGACCTCCGTGTCGCAGACTTGCTGGCGATTCAATTCAATGCAGACCGCGCCGATGCCGCATGGGGCAATGACTGCGATCTTGTTCGGATGTATGCTGCCATGACTACGACTCCGCCACCGATCAAGATTAGAGCCGTCGGCGATCATTATGAAGTCGCAGATGGCGGACACAGATTAGCAGCCGCAAGACTTCGTGGCGATGAGTGGATCCCAACGATTGAGTTGCCAACCACTTAGCGAAAGAAAAGATTTATTTTATGGCGCTTCGTACCCGTCACAGGCTTTGAGTATTATGTAAGCTGCCTCTGTCCGAGGGCTTCAAAGTTGTTCGGACGCCAACCCTGCTGTAGACAATCCAAACAACTTTTTCAGATCATGCCCTTTGTGGGCACAGGAGCATTACCATGTCCAAGAAAAACGAATTGCTTGAGAAGCGTGCACGGATTCACACGGAAGCCGTCGCCATCATGGCGAAGGACCAGACCGCGGAAACTCGGTCGCAAGTGAAGACGATGTTCGCTGACATCGACGCCATCGGAGAAGACCTTCAGAACATCGAGCGCTCTGACAAGATGGCGGCTGACCTCGCTCAGCGCAGCGGTGCGATTGCACCGGGTGCAGAGCAGCGCAGTGCGCAGACCGCCACAGAAGCCGCAGAGTATCGCGAAGCGTACTTTGAGTTTCTGATGAAGGCACACCCCGAATCCCGGTCCGCAGTTGCCGGTGGCGCTTCCAAAGAAGCCATCGCCCTGTTGGAGAAGACGAAGCAGAGCATCGAGAAGATGTCTGCCGAGCAGCGCCGCTCGGCAGTACTGAGCCAAGTCAAAGCTGAGAAGCGCGACCAGTCCGCTGGTTCGCAGTCGATTCTCTACACCGAAGGCAACCTGGGTGGATACTTCATCCCCGCTGGCTTCGTGTACGACATCGAGACTGCGACCAAGTACTTCGCGCCTCTGTTGGATGGTTCGACCATCCGCGTGATGGAGACTGCAACCGGAAACGTGTTGCCGTACCCCACCAGCAACGACACCAACCAAGCGTGGACTCTGTTGTCTGAAAACACGCAGGTCGTCGACAACGGAACGACTCCCAACTATCCGAACCAGGGCACCTCGGCTCCCACAGCGAACCCCGGCAACGTGCTGGCTGGCAGCGTCTCCTTCAGCGCATACAAGGGCACCACTGGACTTGTGCGCGTGTCGCTCGAACTGATGCAAGACAGCGCATTCTCGCTCGAAGCATTCCTGAAAGAAGCATTCAGCACCCGTCTCGGACGTGGGTATGAGTACTACCTCACGCAGGGTTCGGGCAGCAATGCTCCTCTCGGCTTCATTCCGGCTATCGCCGCTTCTGGCGCGACACCGGTGGTTGCTCAGGGCTCCTTCAACGAAGATGGCATCTCCGGTAACACCGGCGCCAACTCCATCGGCTGGCAGGATCTTGTCAATCTTGAGCACAGCGTTGATCCGACTTACCGTCGTGGCGCCAAGTTCCAGATGCACGATCAGACGGTCGCTTCACTGAAGACGCGACTGGACAAGTACGGGCGTCCGTTCTGGGTTCCCGCTGTGAAAGAGGGAATGGTCGATACGATTCTCGGCTACCCCTATGTCATCAACCAGAGCATGGCTCAGATCGGCGCTTCGGCGACCACTGTTGCCTTCGGTCAGTGGAGCAAGTTCATCGCCCGCAAGGTGCGTGACCTGTCCATCGCCCGTCTGGATGAGCGCTTCGCTGACTACGGTCAGGTTGCTTATGTGGGATTCAGCAGGATTGATTCCCGCCTGATCGACGCCGGCACTCACCCTCTGAACGTTCTCGTGCAGCACAGCTAACCGGCTGGCTGAGCAAGACCGAACCAACCAAGCGGGAGCAGAGCAAACAAGCTGCTCCCGCTTTGCTTTGCCCGCAGGATCCCTGTCACAGCCCTAGGACATTATGGGGTGATCTATGCTGGTACGTGTACGGATGAAGAAAGACGGCGCGGTCGAAGACATGCACCCAACCAGAGCCAAGCTGATGCTGAAGCTCGGACACGCAGAGGCTGTTCTCCATGCTGAGAATCAGGGCGGACCAGCAGCATGCGCGGGTGTAGAGCTGGCGCTCCGAGAACCGAAATCGCAGAAGGCAGTCTTGGGCTATGCCCGCACTGCCGGTCGGAGATAACCATGGCAGGACTAATCATTCAAGGTGGCGCTACACCAGGCGCACCGATTACGGAACTGATTTCGCTGACTCTGGCAAAGAACTTTTGCCGCGTCTTCAACACGGACGACGATGCGCTGTTCTCTGTGCTCATCACGGCTGCGCGTGAAGCTGCGGAAGAATTCTGCAACCGGAAGTTCGCCATCCAAAGTCTGCTGATGTCTCTCGACTCTTTCCCGTACTACACCGATACGGTCATGAGTCAGGCAGCCTATCCGCCTTCTTACTACTCTCTGCCGATGTACTCCACGACGCTGTGGAACTACTCGCAGATGATTAAACTTTTCTACGCACCCTGCATCGAGGTTCAAGGCATTGACTACACAGACGCCAACGGCAATAACCAGACGCTCATGCAAGATACTGACTTCTTGCTCGACAACATTTGGGAACCTGCGCGCATTTTTCCAATGCCGGGTGGTATGTGGCCGGCTTGCCTTTACGTGCCAAATGCTGTGCGAATTCGGTATACTGCCGGCTACGGTTCTACTGCTGTGGATCCTGCTCCAGTGGACGGCGAGATTCCTCAGGGCGCTGGCAGTCAGCCTGTGCCGCAACGTGCAATCATGGCACAATTGCAGTTAATCGCTAGTTGGTATGAAAACAGAGAAGCGCTGTCAGAGGTGACAATGAAAGAGATGCCTCAACACGTAAAAATGCTCCTCTGGAGTTTGCGGATTGTCGATTTTCAGCCGACGAGAGGATGATAAGTCTTTTGCCTTGTTATACTTATATGTGTGTCCAGCGCTTGCGCTGAACGATCTTGTAAGCAGTCTGATAGTGAATGTTGTACTCTTGAGCGAGCGTCTCAAGTGCTGTGCCTTTGCTGTAGGAAGCACGGAGAGCGAGCACTTGCTCAGCAGTGAGCTTTGACATGGGATTTGTTCCTCCCTTGAAGTGAGAGTAGCAGCCATTGAGCGTCGCGTGTTCACGATTCTCTTTAGCTGTGACCCACTCAAGATTGCTATCTCGATTGTTCGTCTTGTCGCAGTCTTTGTGATTGACTTGCTCTTTGCTGTCCGGATTCGGAATGAATGCGCGAGCAACAAGAACGTGCGTTCTGTATTTAGAGACTTTGCCTGCTGAGCAAAGCGCGACGTTGAGATAGCCGTGACCGTCGTATTGCCCGAGAATACGGCCGGCTTTGCTCGCGCAGCATGTTGAAGAACGACGTACTCGGCCGTGATTCGAGACTTCGTAGTTTTGTTCGTGACCGATGACAGGTTTCCAGATTTCGAGTTCCATAGCAATATGGTAACACGGAGAGGTTAACATGTCAAGTGTTTTGTACTGGATGCGGCGCTGTCCGCTTTGCGGACGAGAGTTGCGGAAGACTTCACTGGCCGAAGTTCTGCGCTGCGCCTGCGGATGGGTTTGGGGCGCTTAGCGTTCAGAGTTATGAACATTACGAGAGATAAGGTTCATTATGGCAGTCACAGGCTGAGGATATTATAGCAGAGTAGGTGTCTACTATGGCAAGAAACTGGAGAACGGGAAGACTACAAGCCGGCAAGCTGCGACATCGCGCCGATATTGTGCAAGTATCCTCAATCCAAGACAGCACTGGCGGATTCAACCTGTCTGCTGATGTCGTTTATGCGAATGTCTGGTGCTCCATTGAAGCGCTGAGCGGGCGCGAGACTCTCGTGCTGGAGTCGCAGACTTCGATGGTGTCGCATCAAGTCATCATCCGATACATCGGCGCAGCGCCTGACTGGCAAGCCGATACCGACTATCTTGCCGGCGCAGTCTGCTTGGATGCGAACGGAAATCTTCAGCTGGCGCTCAGCGCTGGACTGTCCGGAGACACAGCGCCGACATGGGGCACCACAAAGGGTGTCACGACACCTGACGGTGATCCGAGCACGGGCTTGAACTGGAAGAACCTGGGCGTGGCGCCTCCGTACACAGGTGTTACAGCAGCAATGCAGTTGTGGTTCCAAGGTCGCCAGTTCCAAATCACGTCGGTCATGAATCCAGACGAGCGGAATAAAATGCTCGTTCTGTCTTGCATGGAAATCAACGACAGCCGCCAACAGATCACTGTACAGCCGAACAACTTGGGGTAATGAATGGGAGCAATCACCCAGAATAAGTTCACGGTCAACGCGCGTTTGCTTGCGCTGGAACAAGAGATGGTGGAACTGCGCAAGCAGTACGGACTCGTTCAGTTGCAGGCAGGTCCGCAAGGCGCAGCAGGACAAGCAGGACAGAAAGGCGACAAGGGAGACCCCGGAGTTGGACTGTCAGGACGTGACGGTCTCAACGGAGCAGATGGACAGCAAGGTCCGAAAGGGGACCGCGGAGACAAAGGTGATCGTGGAGAAAAGGGCGATCAGGGAGAGCGCGGCGCTGCTGGTCACAATGGCATCAAAGGGGACAAGGGAGATAACGGAGAACGGGGCGCAAAAGGCGATGACGGTCTGAGCATCAAAGGAGATGCTGGACAGCGCGGTGAAAAGGGTGATCGTGGAGATGTCGGTCCTCAGGGAATGAGCATTATAGGACCACGCGGTGAGAAGGGTGATAAGGGTGATGTAGGAGCACCAGGACGCGATGGGGTCGATGGAAAGAACGGTGCTGATGGGAAAGATGGACGGCATGGGAAAGACTCTACCGTGCCAGGACCGAAGGGAGAGAACGGCTGGCACGGGAAAGACGGTGCAAAAGGAGAGCAAGGAGAGCAAGGAGAGCGCGGGTTACAAGGAGAGAAAGGTGATAAGGGCGAGCGCGGCGATGTCGGTCCTCAAGGTGCTAAGGGAGAGAAGGGCGACATTGCTGCTGTCACAGAGTCCGAGTTATTAGAGGCGGTGCAGAAGTTGCGCAGACGCCATGCAGCAATTCTTGCGAAGCTGGTGCATGAGCGAGAGTTGAATGATTCAGTTCCGAATAGTGCACTGAAAGCGGCGCTAAATGCTGTTTTGAACAGGATAGAAAGAGCAGCCAATGTCAGCTAAAACGACAAAGTATTATCACTTGAATGTGAATAGTCCGCAAGCGACACAGAGCGCTGCTCTGTCGCAGCCGGCTGATGCATGGGAGACCGACCAAAACTTCTACTCTCTTGACGACATCCTTCATGACATCGCTGAGTCTGCCGGCTCTTCTATTTCTGTCAACGGAACGCCTGTTGCTTCCGCTAACCTTAATAGTACATCTCCTGAACCTCCATCTGGTTATGTCAACATCGTTTGGGCATACGAGGGCAGCGCGGTGTCTGCTTATGCGCCTGCCGGCTTCTTAAATCCAATGCTGGATGCCGGTGACTTGATTTATGAAGATTCTTCACTCGGTCCAGCGCGGCTTCCGATTGGAACAAGCGGCGAAGTTCTCACCGTTGTTGGCGGGCTTCCCGTTTGGGCGGCTGGTAGTCAGGCTGTTGTTTCGGTGTTTAGTCGCACAGGTGCGGTTGTTGCAGGTGCTAACGATTATGCCGCAGTTCCCAACCTAGTGTTGGGTGATGGTAACGAAGACTCAATAAGCATTTCTGATGGCATACTCACCATTTCAGTTGCTAGTGGTAGCACCATCTACATGGATGCTAACAGCGTGCCTGAAATTTATTTGTTGGCGCAAGGTGGTTCTGGTCTTGATCTGACTTTAGAAACGGCTTCGTTAGAGTCACCTGATACCGCGTCAACGGTAGATGTCAGTGATTCAGGTGTATTGTTGCAGTCTGCCTCAGGAACTATAACGTTAGACAAGTCACCTGCAAATAGTGACAACTCAACCAAGATTGCAACCACGGCTTATGTCAAGGACCAAGCAAACAACTTTGATGCTGCGGGTGCGGCTGTGACGGCTCAGACAAACGCTGAGAGTTTCGCAACATCAGCCGTAGCTACGGAAACCTCACGCGCTGAAGCGGCTGAAGCGCTGCTCGCGCCCAAAGCCTCACCGACTTTCACGGGTACAGTGAGTGGCATCACAGCGGCAATGGTTGGTGCAGACGCTTCTGGCGCTGCGGCAACGGCACAGGCGAACGCTGAGAGCTTTGCAACCTCAGCAGTGGCAACAGAGACTTCAAGAGCAGAAGCAGAAGAAGCGATGCTCGCTTCGATCATCAGCGGACTCGGCAGCGAATTCCTCGCGCTGGCTGGCGGCACAATGTCTGGCACGATCAACATGAACGAGAACTTGATCGTGTGGGAGAATTCGAGTCTTGGAATTGACACGAGCCTTTCGCGCGTTGGTCCGGGGATCCTCGGAATCGGCACAGGAGCGAACGGAAGTTCAAACGGAACGCTCGACTTGGGCTCGCTGAATGTTTCTGGCATCTCTACTTTTGGCGGCAGCGGCACGACGACGATCACAACGCAGGCGCCCGGAACATCGCCAGCGACTGCTGGATTCAGACTGTTGCAGAATACTACTCCTACCGTTACAGGGGCGTCTACTACGGTAGCATTGAGCACCAGCGCCGGGCCGATCAACGTAAGCGGCAACACTTGGCGGTATACTCTCGCCGCCACCGAAACGGGGGCGGGCTCAGGGGCTTGGGTTAATGCGTCCGTTACCGTGTCTGGATACACCGGAGGAGCCACGGGCAATAACGGCACCTTCATCATCACTGCTTCAACTACCACTACATTCGATGTTGTCAATGCTTCCGGCACTACCACTAGGGCGGGAACGCCTGTGGCTATATCGTCCGCTGTCGTAAACAGCCCCATCATTCAATTAGCCGGGACCGTCAATACTGGAACCGCTGGAACTCTGAACTCGGCGGCTGATACTTGGTCGATACAGAATGTTATCAGCAGCGTGGTTCCAAATCCTATCTCTACATTGACTATTACCCATTCCGGCTCTTTAGGACAGGCACTTACCAAACTACAAGCAGCAGGGGCTCTTGAGATGTGGTTAGGCTCAACTGCTGGGTCCGCCGGAATATGTACAGGCATCAACGGTGCGAACACACTCTCTATTGGAAGTGGCACTGGCACCGCTACTTTATTTGCGAACTTTAGCACTAGCGGCATTCAAGCACCTACAGCAGGACTATTTGGCTGGAGTAATAGCAATGGCTCCTCAACTCTGGATACCGGCATTTCAAGGTCGTCAGCTGGTGTAGTAGCTATTGGCACGGGTGCGCCGGCCAGTGCGGCGGGTTCTCTTCTATGTTCCGCTATTGCCCTGAACGGAGCCACAAACGAAGGGGCTGGAACCATCAATCTGGCTACTTACTATGCAGCAGGCGTGGCGGGGGCTTCAGCTTCTTCCGGCGTTTATAATACCTTCACTTTCTCGGGCGGTATTTGCACGGCTGTGAGCGACGTTGTCAGCGATGAACGCTTGAAGAACTTCTCGCCCTACGTCGGCGGGCTCAAAGAGATTCTTGCCATTACTCCAATCAAATACACCTATAACGAAGCCGGGCAGCAACACACGGGTTTGGCGGGCGAAATAGAACACGTAGGCTTCTCCGCTCAGAACATACAAAAAGTAATACCACAAGCAGTAGCCCCATCCACACTGAATCCAGAGTATTTAACTTTGGACGAGAGACCTGTTATTGCAGCGCTGGCCAATGCAGTCAAAGAACTGCACGCTATCATTCAACAAATGCGCGCAGAGATTAAAAAACTGAAAGAAGAGTAATAATATGGCACTCGGCACCGGAGATGCTTTTACCGTTGAGGTTAGGGGGATGGACAAGCTCCAAACTGCATAGTTATGGGAAATCCGAACTAAAAGGCTGTCACAGTTCCGCCGAAATAATGAAGGTGTTCTATGCTTATTGAATCACTTCAGGCGCTGCTTGCCGCTGACAGCGGCATGCAGGGCTATCTTGGAACAGTCACTTCGCGCACAGACGGGACCACAGGTATCTTCCCGACGCAGGCGCCTGACCAAGTGCCGATGCCGTATCTTGTGCTCAGGCAAGTCGGCGGAGAGCCGCTACAAGAGAGCATGCAAGGTACGGGCTGCTTGACGACAGAGCGCTGGCGCTTTTCTTGCTGCGGAACGACGTACAAAGGCGCCAAGAAATTCGGCAAGTATGTCCGGCAATTTATGCTCGGAGTGTACGGCAACCAAATCAACGGTCTCTGCTTCATCCAGGGCGTCTGGCACAAGATGGAAGTCGACGACAGGGAAGCGCTCGGCAAGGGCACGATGTTCAGCACCCATCACGACTTTGAAATCAATTATCAGGACTTTGACACAGTGTCCAGCTAAGCG